GGGCGCCAGTCCTCGGGGGTGCCGACCGACTTCAGGTCCGAGCCGGTCTGTCCCGGGCTGGCTAGCTCCTCCATCTTGGAGAGCTTGTTGAATAGTTCTGACATTACTTGTCTTCCTGCTTGACGCGGACCGTGTAGCAGCTGCAGGTCTTGGCGCGATGGCGGTCCATGGCGTGAATCTGCAGAACGATGCCCTCGGAGCGAAGAATCGCCACGATGTCTGTGTTCTTGAGTCTGCCTGGAACGCCGACTGGGGTCTCAATTACGTCGCGTAATTTTTTTGAGTCCGAAACTTCCAGCTCGCTGCCCTCGAGGAGCCTGGTCACCGGACACGGGCGCGCCTTGGGGGCCTTGGCCAGCGCTATGGCCTCGTCTAGTCTGTCGCTGATTGGCATGTGTCTCTCCCGCCGTCTGTGGGTGCAAATTTGCACCGCTTAGAAAATTATAGACCCTTGGCGAATTTGAAGCGGTATTTGGGGGGTCTTTTTATGAAACTTTTTTGCGCCTCTTTATCGGCACCGGAACCTCGGAATCGGCTATCTGGGCTGCCGTGGCGGACGCCGCGGCGGAGAGAAGGTCCTGGATGAGGTCCAGCTTGGAGGTGTTGGCCGCGGTGTCGGTGTGGATCTCGTTTACCCGGTCGGCCAGGGAGCTGCCCCCGTTTGGCCAGAGCTGGTGCTCGACTCGGTCCAGGCGCTCGGACAGGGTCCTGCCGGAGCCGTCGACGCCGATGGCGGAGCTAATTCGGCTTACTATGCGGTAAGTTGCGATTACCGAGCCAACTATCACGCCCATGGCCGTGATGACCGCGGCGATAGTTAGCACTGTTTCTTGGGGCATGTCGAGTTCCTTGTGAGCTGGCAGATAGCGTGTTATCATTGTACCCCAGCCTCAACCGCGCAACTTGGTGACTATTCCCAAGAAAACTGTTGCTTTTGTCGAGGTTTTGGTCTTGGGCATGCTACTATCAACATGTTGCAAACGGCGCAAACCGCTCAAAGCAGCCACCGAACTATGACCAACAGGAGCAAGAGATGCAAAGACAACCAACTTCAAAGCGCATGAGCATCAGGGCGGTTGCCCTGGCCCACGGAATACCGGCGAGAACGGTGGCCAGAGCCGTGGAATCTGGAGCTCTTCCTGCAGTCAAGACCACCACTGAAACCGGACGCGAGCGCGTCTACATCTCTCCAGAGACCGCCCAGCAGTGGGTAGACGGTCTAGTGGTCATCTCCAGCCAGCTGTCTGCGTAGGTGCGACTTGTCTGACATTGAAAAACTTCGCAAGGGAGCCGTCTGGTACGCCAACCACGGCTGGCTAGTGCTGCCATGCCACGGGATCGTAAACGGCGGACGCTGCACCTGCAACAGCCCGCATGCCGAGCCAAAAGACGTCGGCAAGCACCCGAGCATCAGTGAGTGGAACACCCGCGCCACCAGCGACCCCGTCATCGTTGACCGCTGGTGGGAGACCATGCCGGACGGAAACGTGGGCGTCTACGCGCAGGGCTCCGGCATGCTCGTCATCGACATCGACCCGAGGTCCGGCGGAGACCGGTCCTTCGAGGACTTCCTGGCCCTGGTCGAGGGCAACCTGCCGCCGACCGTCGAGGCGTACACCGGCTCGTACGTCTACAACAACAAGACCTCTCGCGGTCGTCACCTGTTCTACAAGTGCGATCCGTCCGAGTCGCTCATGGGCAACCTGAAGGCCCTCGGACTGCCGGGCGTCGACATCAAGCACAACGGCTACGTCCTCGTGGCCCCGTCGCGCCACTTCTCCGGCGTCACCTACGAGTGGGTGCCGGGCAAGGCGCCGTGGGAGGTGGAGGTCGCCGAGGCGCCGGAGGAGCTGCTGCAGGTCCTTCGCAAGAAGGGCGCCAGACGCGGGAGCACCTCGTTGGGACACGGCGACTGGGACTGGCTGGGCGGACTAGACTACGACGGCGAGCGCGTCGACGTCGAGAAGATGCTGCAGGACGGAATCGACGAGGGCTCCAGGGCAGTCGACATCTACAAGCTGGCCTGCTCAATCGCAAACAAGTTTCCGGTAGACACGTCGGCCGGGCGCCTCGCGGTGGAGACCATGATGATCCGCTTCAACGCGGAGAAGGTTCGCCCACCGCTGGAGCTGGAGGGCGTCGGAGGCCTGCTGAGCCACGTTCGCCGCGCCATCGACTTCGTCGTTGACAACCCAAAGACAAAGCTAGCCGCCAACCGCCTGTCCCCCGGGCTGATGGACTGGGCCGCCGAGCGCCAGGCGGAGTCTCGCGGAGAGATCGTGGTCATGAAGCCAAGCCAGGACCCGGTGACCAACACCGTCGAGTGGCGCGCACCGGACCGCCGAGAAACACTGGCCGGAACACTGGGCGGGTCTATCTCCGAGTCGGTGCACAACGGAAACAGCATCAGCCAGACCTTCAGCAGCAACAACGTCGACGTCCCGAGGGATCCGGACGCGGTCAGTGAGGCCGAGGGCGGTACTCCAGGGCAGCGCACGCTCAGTGACACCGGAAACGGTCGTCGCCTAGTGGACGCGTTTGGCTCAGCCATTCGCTACACCCCCGGACTAGGCTGGTTTACGTGGGACGGCAACTACTGGAAGCCGGACGCCGAAAACCTAGAGACGCGTGAGCTGGCCAAGCGCCTGTCCACCGTGATCGCCTCCGAGGTGGTCAACTACGCCGACCCAAAGGAGCAGAGCGAGGTGGTGGCCTGGGCCACGCAGGCCAAGTCAAACCCGCGCCTAAAGGGGGCAATCGAGAGCGCCACGTCCGACCCCCGCGTGGTCGTGCCGGTCGAGAAGTGGGACAGCAACGACTACCTGCTCGGCGTCATGAACGGCGTCATCGACCTGAAGACCGGAAAGCTGCTCAAGGGGCAGCCCGACCTATACATCACCCGCCGCGCGCCGGTGAGCTACAACGCCGGACTCCGCAGTCCGCGCTGGGAGCAGTTCATCGACTTCGCGACCGGCGGCGACAAGGAGCTGCAGGACTGGCTGCAGCGCGCCGCCGGCTACACCCTGACCGGCCTGCGCACGCACGACGTCATGTTCCTGGTCTACGGACCGCCGGGATCCGGTAAGAATACCTTCGTCGAGGCGCTGGTAAAGGCCATGGGCACCCAGCAGTACGCCTGGCCACTGGACTCCAGCATCCTGGCGCAGGGCGACGGACACTCGAGCAGCACCGACCTGTACCACTGGGCAGAGCTTCGCGGCAAGCGCATGGTCTGGGTGGACGAGCTGCCGGAGTCGGAGCGCCTCAAGGAGAACTCGGTCAAGAAGCTGACCGGTTCGTCCGAGATCTCGGCGCGCTCGCCGGGAGAGAAGCCGTTTACCTTCCAGTCGCACGCCAAGCTCTGGGTCACCACCAACCACCGCCCCATCATCAGCGACGACGCGATGTGGCGGCGCATCCGCCCCATCCCGTGGAGCAAGGTGCCGGAGGTGCCGGACCCAGACCTGAAGGCCTACCTGTTCGACCCGGAGGGCGGGCTGCCCGCCATCCTATCCTGGGCGGTCGAGGGCGCCATCAAGCTGCTCGGCTCGGGAGCCAAGGACAACCTTGGCTGGTGCACCGCCGTGGCCGAGGCCGCCGAGGTCTACCGCAAGAACGAGGACCGCATCGGCATGTTCCTGGACGAGGAGACGAACGCGGTCGAGGGCGCCGTCACCCCGATCAAGAACATCTACGTGGCCTACCGCCTGTGGAGCGACGCTCGAGGCGAGAAGCCACTCAGCCAGATCGGCTTTCAGCGCAAGCTGTCCGACCGCGGCTGCGACATCGTGGGTCAGGGCGGGCGCGCCGAGCTGCGCGGCAGGGTTCCAGTCCTGCGAGCAGTTCAAAGCAACGGAGTAGACTGGCTGGGCGCGGTCAACGCGGCAGGATAGAGAGCATGGAGACAGACACAATGATCGTATACATCAGCGGCCCGATGACCGGGCTGCCGGACTACAACTACCCCCTGTTCAACCAGGTGGCCAGCGAGCTGCGCGAGCGCGGCTTCGCGGTGTGCAACCCGGCTGAGTTCTTTGGTGGACTGGGAGACCGCACGCGCGAGGAGTACATGCGCGAGTCGGTTCGCTGCCTGGCCGGCTGCGACCGCGTGGTGACCCTGCCCAACTGGCAGTCAAGCGCCGGCGCGGTCCTGGAGGTAGAGATTGCAAGGCAGATGGGCATCCCGATAGCCGACTACTTCACTGAAGAAACACCCGTTCATCGCGCGAGTAAGCTGGGCTAAAAGGCATAGTATAGATCTCGTGGTGAGTGTGCCCTTGGGAGAGAGGCGCAAACCCCCGAGGGGTCGATGCCTGCATCGGCCCCTCATCTTACAATTGGAGACATAATGAAAATAACGATTGCAACCCCGATGTACGGTGGAATGGCTCGCAGCGAGTACATCAGCTCAGTGGGAGAACTTACGATGACGCTGGTGCAGGCCGGCCACGAGGTGCAGCAGATCTTCACCGTGAACGAGAGCCTGATCACCCGCGCGCGAAACGGACTGGCTCACCGGTTTTTGCTTACTGACTACGACGCGCTCCTCTTTATCGACGCGGACCACGGCTTCAACGCCGCCGACGTGCTGAAGATGGTGGAGTCTGGCAAGGAGCTGATCGGCGCCGCCTATCCAATGAAGGCCATAAACTGGGAGGCCGTGCGATACGCCGCGCTGCTGGGAAAGCCAGACCTAGACAAATACTCCGGCTACTTTGCGTTCAACGCACTTGACGAACAGGGCTCGTTTGAGTCAGACGAACCGTACGAAGTAAAGAACGTCGGCACCGGACTAATGTTTATCGCTCGCAGGGTGTTTGAGGAGATGAGGCCCCACTGCCAGACCTACCGTGGAAACATCATCGGCGGCGAGGACGAGGGCGACGAGATTGTTGAGTTCTTCAACACCGAGATCGAGCCGGAGCACAAGACGCTACTGTCAGAGGACTACGCCTTCTGCGCTCGCTGGCGCAGACTTGGAAACTCGGTGCACGTCGCGCCATGGGTGCGGATCACGCACCTGGGCCACCACGCGTTTACCGGAACCCTGATCCACCTGCTCTCGCTGAACAAGGAGCTCTCGGACATCGAGGCCCTGCGCGAGAAGGAGGCGTCGGCTACCCCGTCTAGAGGTCCGGCTCCAAAGAAGCGGAAGAAGTAGCCCGGTCTACGATGTTCTTGACGGTGGTCGAGTGCCACTGTCGCTTGTTGGCGGTCTCGATGCCGTCCGCGTTCAGCTGACGCGCTATCTCACCAAACGAGAGTCCCTTTGCCCTGCTTGCCAGGATGCGCTCCAGTAGCTCGTCCTCGGTCCTTGCTCGGGGTCCCATGTCCACGCCCCACACGATGCCGCGCTTGCGCCGGTCCTCGTGCACGTCCTTTTGACGCTCGGCAATGATGCCTCGCTCCATCTCGGCCAGCGCCGACATAATGGTCACGACAAAGCGTCCCTGGTAGCTCGCCGTGTCCAGGTTGAGGTCGAGCATGACTAGGCGCCACTTGTACTTGTCGGCGCGGTCGACGATGCTCAGGAAGTCCTTGGTCGAGCGGGCCAGTCGGTCGATGCGAGTCACGAAGATCGCGTGAGCCCTTCCCGCGTCGAGGTCGTTTAGGGCCGCGGTCAGGGCGGGTCTTCCGGTGATGGACTTGCCCGAGCGACCCTCTTCTCGGACCAGGCGCATGTTGGTGTAGCCGGCAAGCTCGGCAGCCTGCCTCAATTGGCGCTCCTGGACGTCCATGGAGACTCCGTCGTTGATCTGCAGCTGTGTGCTCACTCGGGCGTACAACAGGGCCACGTCGGTCGTTTTGGGCTCGTTCACGGCGCTCCTA